GATGCAGGCGTATGGTCCGCCGCTGACTTCCAAGCCACTTCTGACGAACGTCTCAAGGCAGGCATTCAGCCGCTGCGCCGTGGCGTCGATGAGCTGAAACGCATGCCGCCGCGCGAGTACATGAAGGGCGGCCGCGAAGAAATCGGCTTTCTCGCGCAGGAGGCTCGCGAAGTCATCCCCGAAGCCGTAACCGAGGGCGACGATGGCTATCTGCGCCTGAGCTACGGTCAACTGACTGCGCTCCTCGCTCGCGCGATTCTTGAAATCGACGCTCGGCTGAGCCTGCTCGGAGGCTGACATGTCCGTCTCGAATCCCGCAACGATGGAATCGGTGTACACCGAGTTCGGCGCACCGCAGGGCACGCCGCTGTCCGCATTCGTGCGGGGCGGCACATACGTGCCGAACACCAGTGCGAACGCAAATGTGCCGACCGCACTGCCGATTTCCCTCTCGCAGCTCGCAGGCGCAGTGAAGTACGTGAACGTCGGCGTGACTGTTTCGCCGACTACCGTAGGCAACGCAGGATTGTCGCCGCTCATTACGCCTTCTTGCACAGCGACTGCGACCGGCGGCAATGGTTCCTACACCTACCAGTGGTCCTATGTCTCCGGCGATACCGCGCACATCACGCTCAACAGTGGACAGGGAACGCCTACCGCCAACTGGAAGGTCATAGGTGTGAACGGGAATAGCTGGTCTGCTACGTGGAAATGCACCGTTTCGGACGGCACAAGTTCCGCATCGGCCAACGTCGACGTAAATGGCACGATCACATAAGGCGGCTATATGACAGACGAACAGCACAAGCTCTCGCAACTGGAGAAACGGGAGCAGAAGGAACTCATCAAAGAGGCGCTGAAGGAGTGGTTGGAAGCGCAATGGGCCACTTTTGGGAAATGGACGGCCAAGGGCATCGGCGCAGCACTTTTTAGCGCCGTCGCCTACTGGTGGCTGACTACTCACGGTTGGCACCACTGAGACGAGTTTATGGCCGAGAATGCAAAGCAAAACACATATCCCGCGTGCCCGTATTGTGGTGAGCATAAGCTAAAGAGCCACGACCCTCGCCGGCTTATTTGCCGTGGTTGCCGCAAGACCATCTCTCGCAAGGTGCTGGCCTTAAGCGGCTGGAGCCCGGAACACGATATGACGCGCACCGTGCCGGACGGATTCACCGTCAAGGGCACGAGCACGCTCTATCGCGACGATGGCACCATTGCCGTGCAATGGGTGAAGACGCAGCAGGAGCATGATGCGCTGAAGCGTCTGCTTGAAGCCGCGTTTGAAGGCATGGGCGACACCCTGCCGCGCGTCGAGCCCACTGCACCGCCAGCATACACTGACAACAAGCTCGCGAATCTGTACGTCATCACCGACTACCACCTGGGCATGCTGGCTTGGGGGGAAGAAACGGGAGCTGATTGGGACGTGCGCATCGCCGAAAACCTGCTAGTGAATTGGTTTAAGGCGGCGATTGCTGCGGCGCCTGCGGCGGAGCTGGGCATTTTCGCGAACCTTGGCGATTTCCTGCATTGGGATGGCCTCGAAGCCGTTACTCCGACGAACAGGCATGTGCTTGATGCCGACACCCGGTTTCAGAAGCTCGTGCGCGTCGCCATCCGCGTGAAGCGGCGCATCATCGACATGCTGCTCGCCAAGCATGGCCGCGTGCTGGTCATCGAAGCCGAAGGCAATCACGATCCGGCTGCCTCTATCTGGCAGCGTGAGTGGCTGTCGGCCGTCTACGAGAACGAGCCGCGCGTCACCATCGATCGCAACCCGGACCCGTACTACTGCGTGGAGCATGGCGCCACGTCGCTGTTTTTCCATCACGGCCATAAGCGTAAGATGGAAGATGTAGCTGACGTGTTCGCGGCCAAGTTCCGCGAAGTGTTCGGCCGCACGAAGTATAGCTACGCGCATACCGGGCACCTACACCACGATAAAAAGCTCGAAACTAACCTCATGACGGTGGAGCAGCACCGCACGCTCGCCGCGCCGGACGCGCACGCCAGCCGTGGCGGTTGGATGAGCGGCCGAGATGCCAAGGTCATCACCTACCACAAAGACTTCGGTGAAGTGGCACGAATCACGATTTCGCCGGACATGGTGAGGGCTGCGGCATGAGCACGTTCGACGACGCTTTCACCGCGCTGATCGGCAATGAAGGCGGCTACAGCAACAACCCGGCCGATCCCGGCGGTGAGACGATGTGGGGCATCACGGCTCGCGTAGCACGGAAGCACGGCTACATGGGCGCGATGCGCAACTTGCCGCTCGAAACGGCGAAGGCGATTGCCAAAGCCGAGTATTGGGATGCCGTGCGCGGCGATGAGCTGAGCCCGGCGCTCGCCTTTCAGCTTTTCGACACCTGCTTCAACTCCGGCGCTGGCGAAGCCGTAATGTTGCTTCAGCGTTCGTTGGGCCTGACAGCCGATGGCCGCTTCGGTCCTGCTACAATGGCGGCTATCCACGCATTTCCCGACGAAGACAAACTCATCGGACGGTTCGATGCGAACCGCCTGCTGTACCTCGCAGACCTGGGCCCGTGGCCGAGTTTCGGACGTGGCTGGGCGCGGCGGATCGCGAACAACCTACTGAGGGCAATGCAATGAGCATTACGGGTATTGGCGAAGCTATCCAGGGCATCAGTGATTTGATCGGCAAGTTCATTCCGAGTGCCGATGAAAAAGCGAAGAACGTCTTGGCTCTTGAGCTGGCGACCATGCAGCAGCAGCAGGCGATGGTGCAGGCGCAGACGGACACGAACAAGGCGGAGGCAAGCAACGCCAGCATGTTCGTTGCCGGCTGGCGTCCGTTCATCGGCTGGGTTTGTGGATCGGGCCTCGCGTACCAGTTCATCGCCGCTCCAATAGCCACGTGGATTGCCGCGCTTTGCAGCCACCCGATTGCTCCGCCTGCGCTCGACCTAGGAACCCTGTTGACGCTCCTGCTGGGCATGCTCGGCCTGGGCGGCATGCGCACCTACGAAAAGCTCAACGGCGTACAGGCGAAACACTGATCTAGCGATATGCTGGTACCTATCGACATCCCGCCGGGCGTCTACGCAAACGGCACCGAGTACGAAGCGACAGGGCGTTGGCGCAACGCCAACCTCGTCCGCTGGTACAACGGCCACTTGCGCCCGGTGGGAGGTTGGCAGCGCTTCACCAGCTCGCCGCTTACCGGCGTTCCGCGCGCTGTCTTCTCGTGGCGCGACAACGCAGGCTCGCCGCGCCTCTCCGTTGGTACCGAGAGCAAGCTCTACATCCACGACGGCAGCCTCGCCTACGACATTTCGCCGAGCGACCTTGTTGCCGGCAATGCGAACGGCAATTACGGCCTAGGCTTCGGCGCGGGCAACTACAGCAGCTCGACCTATGGCACGCCACGCGCAGCTACGGGCCTTGTCACCGACGCAACTGTGTGGGATTTGGATTCCTTCGGCCAGAACCTCATCGCGCTTTCGCCGGCCGATGGCCGCATTTTGATGTGGACACCGCCGGCCACGGGCACGCCGGCAGCCGTCATCAACGCCAGCGCGCCAACGCAGAATCGCGCCGTTATCGTCACTGACGAGCGCTTCGTGGTTGCGATTGGCGCTGCTGGCGATCCTCGCCGCGTTCAGTGGTGCTCGCAGGAAGATTACACGCAGTGGACGGCCAGCGCGACGAACACCGCCGGCAGCCTCGAACTCAAGACCAATGGCATCGCCATGAACGGCCGAAAGATGCCGGGCGAAACGCTGATCTTCACTGACGTAGACGTGCACAGTATGCAGTTCATCGGCACGCCCTTCGTCTACGGCATCAATCGCATCGGCACCAACTGTGGCTTGATCGGCCGCAAGGCGCATGCTGCCACGCAAAACTTCTGCGTTTGGATGGGCAACCTGAGCTTCTTCATCTACGACGGCGTGGTTCGCCCGCTGCCGTGCGATGTGCAGGAATACGTCTTCGACAACATCAACCGGCTGCAAGCCTCGAAGATCGTAGCTGGCGTCAATTCGGAGTTCGGCGAGGTTTGGTGGTTCTACCCTTCCGCCAACAGCCTCGAAAACGACAGCTACGTTGTTTGGAACTACAAAGAGAACTGGTGGAGCGTCGGCCAGCTAGTGCGCACCGCCTGGGCAGATCGAGAAGTGTGGCCTTACCCGATTGCCGCCAGTAGCGACAGCAACCTCTATCAGCACGAACAGGGCTGGACTGCTTCCGGCCAAACGCGCGTCGGCACGGTCTTCGCCGAGAGCGGCCCGTTCGACTTCCAAAACGGTGAGCGCGTGCTCGAAGCGAAGCAGCTCATCCCCGACACGAACAACGGCGGAGATGCGAGTGTCAACTTCACTTTTAAGACTCGATACACGCCGACCGGCACCGAGACGGTAGCTGGCCCCTATTCTTTCACGCGGGCGGATGGCTATGTCGATGTGCGCTTCAATGGCCGCCAGGCCAAGCTCCGCATTGATGCAGCAACAGACGGTCTGTTCCAGATCGGCACGCTTCGCATCGACACAGGCGTTGGAGGCAGACGATGAAACTTCCTGTTGCACCCCAGCGATATCAGCCGCTTACCGAGAGCACCCGGAACCGCATCTTGGAACAGGCGGATGCCGAGAACCACAAGCGTGACCGCGACATAAACGTTGGCAAGGGCCGTGTGATCCTCACCGCGTCGGACGGCTCGCGTTGGGCGCTTGTCGTAGCGCCGGGCGGCGCTCTCTCCACGGTGGCTGCATGATTTACAATATACCCGCCCAGCTTCCGCCGCTCGAAGGCACTGTGGATGATGACCGGCTGAGCTATCGATACGTTTCGGTGCCGGAGCTGCGCAGTGTGTGGCCTGAGCTACAATATGGGCTGGAAACGGTTCGTGCGAGCAACGGCGAGCCGTGGATTGCCGAGGATGTGTACGCTGCGCTGTTGCATGGGCGCGCATCGCTCTACATCTTCAGGGATGTGGAAGGCAACCTCGAAGGCTTTGGCGTTTTCGAGGTTATCCACTTCCCCTCCGAATTTAAACCTCGCCTCAATGTGTGGATTGGCTGGTCGAAACACCCTG